ACAGATGACGGTTGGCGTGAACTCGCCGGGGCAGGTGTCCTCGACCGCTGCTGATGTGGTGTACCTCGCCGTTGGGGACTACCTGGAGCTGTCCTGTTACAACCAAGGCGCTGCGGTAGCTCTAACGAGTGTCGCTGGGGGCAACTACCTGGCGGTCACGCTGATCACCGCAGGCGCTGGACCAGTCGGGGCGACCGGAGCGACCGGAGCGACTGGTCCCGCCTTCACTCCGCCGTCGGTCGTAGCTGCACACGCCTACCGAGCCGCTGCGTACACGCTGACCTCCCAGGCGTGGCAGGCGATCCCGCTCGACACCAAGGCGTTCGATACCGGGAACAACTTCAACACGGCCACCGGCAAGTTCGTCTGCCCGGTGGCGGGGTACTACCTGTGCACTGGGATGGTGGGGTCCACGCCGGGTACGACGGGAATCCTTGTCGGGCTTCAGCTCAACGCGACCACGCCTGCTACTCGTGGCTCGGCCGCAGCCGCAGTCGGTGCCCCGCTCGGCATCATGGCGGGCAACGTCACCGAGGTGATCCACTGCAACGTGGGGGACACGCTCGCGCTGGCGTGCTTCCCGTCGGCAGGTGACGTGCTCTACAGCGGGACTGCTGCTACGTACCTGACGGTGGTGCTGATCAGCGCAGGCCCAGGGCCGACCGGTCCGCAGGGAGCCGCATCGACGGTTCCAGGACCTACCGGCTCCTTGGGACCTACTGGCCCCCCAGGGGCAGGCTTGACGCTCGTGCGCCCCAACGCCAACTACCTGGCGCGGCCAAATGATCTCGTGGTCCCGAACAGCAGCATCACCGTCACGCTTCCCGACGACACGAGCAACGGCGGATCAGGGACGGTGCGGGACGGAGCGATCATCCAGGTCGCGGGCAACTCCGACTATGGGCAGTGGATCTCGCTCGCGGTCGAGGGCTACAGCGGGATCTACGGCCCTGACGGAGCGCCGATCAGCTACCTGCAAGGCCAGTGGTCGCAGGGCTACACGTTCCTGTACTCCCTCGGTGACTCGATGTGGATGGTGCTCGACACCACCGTGCCCGCGATGGGTGTCGCGCAGGTGCAATCCCCGGCAGGGACGGGAGCGGTCGTGCAGGCTCGCGTTGGCGACTTGGTGATGCCTCGTGGCACGGGTGCGACCGTGACGCTCCCATCGGGCGGGACGGTCGCTGGCTACACAACGGCGTACACGGGCTCGGTGGTCGAGGTCGTTGCGCTCGCGGACAACGTGCCTGTCACGCCCGCGCGATCCAACGACCCGCTGGTCCTGCTCGACGGCACCATCTTGCCTGCGGGCGCGGCGTACACGGTACCGATGGGTACGAGCGCGACCTTCCAATCCGTTTCGGGGTGGGGGCGGTGGCAGATCGTGAGGCAATCGCAGCCGCCCGTGTCGTTCGGTATGACCGCACCCAACCCACGGAACGGGTCCACGGTGTGGGTGCAGGGGCAGCCAACGGCGCTGTCGGCGATCCAGACCATTGGTGCGAACTCTGCCAGCGGTACGTCCATATCGTTGGGCACCCACCAGCCGGGGGACATGATCATCATGGTCGCGCGACGAGCGAACAACACGCCGCCGACGATCCCGGCTGCGGGCGGTACCGTGCCGCCGTGGACGCAGATTTTCGGTGCTACCGGCGTGAACACGCTGAGCCACGTCGTTGCGTACACGATTGCGACGGCTAGCAACCACACGTCGGGGACGTGGACGAATGCGGCCAACATCGGGATGATGGTGTTGCGCGGCAACCGTGCGCTGAGCCTCGGCGCGAGCGCCTCGGGTTCGGGCACGACCTCCGCCGTCACCTTCCCGGCACTGGCGTTGCAACGAGCCGACGGCACGTCGTGGGGGGTGCGTATCCACAACCGGGCCGGGACTGGCAACACGATGGTCGATCCGCCTGCACCGTGGCTGAACGTGTGGACGCAGCCCTACGGTTCAAGCGCTCTCTTGGGACTGTGGGAAGCGTCAGGGCTCACCACCAACCCGACCGCCGACCTGGTGACGGGCGGGTCGAATGCCGCGTGGCAGGCCGAAACCATCGAGATCCTGGTCGCACCGCCACCGACCCCGCCCGTGCCGATACTCAACCTGTGGGATGGGCTCAAGTGGGAGGTGGCGTCGCCGTCCGGTACAGCGAGCGGCGACTTGGGTGGAAGCTATCCGAGCCCGACCCTGGTGGTTCCACGTGCGAGATCGCAGACGCTCTCGATTCCAGCGTCGATGGCGAGCGGCGCTACCGCGACCGTCACGACCTCGGGGTGGACGCTGGGCAATGGGATGACGGTGAGCGGCAACGGAGTCGCTGTCCCAAGGTCTGGTTATTACAGAGTGTGGGGCCAAGTCACGACTGCCCCGATCTCTGGCGGCGGCGGCTATATCCAGCTCACTCCGCTGCGCAATGGATCTAACATCCAAAGTGGTATCGGCACGGCAGCAATCAGCGCGGGCAGCTCATACGCCAGCGTGACCTGTTTCGATGAGTTCGTCTGCGTCGCCGGAGACGTGGTAACGCTCAGCTTCGCCAACCTATCGGGGGTCGCGTTGAGTTCAAACGGCGGCGTGTTCATTGTGGAGTATGTGGGGCAATGAGCAGCGGCAACCTGTACGTGGGGGATCTCTACATCCGTGAGGGTGGCACCTGGCAGGAGGCTGGACTGATCCAGGGCGGACCGGGACCGTCTGGGCCGACTGGGCCGACGGGACCAGCCGGTCCAGCGAGCCTGGGACTGTCCTACGCGGCCAGGGCGTACCGCTCGACAGCGCTGACCTTGACCGCGAACACCTGGACCATCATCCCGGTGGACACCATCGGCCACGACGCCAACGGTTGCTTTTCGCTGAGCAACGGGTGGTACACATGCCCGGTCGCGGGGGTCTACGACGTGCACGCCAACTTCTTCGTGCTCACGCCCGCCACGACGTACGTCAACCTGGCGGTCGGTATCTACATCAACGGCGGGTTGAACAGCGAAGTCAACTCGAACATGGCGGTAAACAACCCTGCCGGGCTGTTCGTCTCGGACAAGATCAAGTGCAACGCGGGCGACCACATCCAGCTAGTCGGGTTCACGTCCGCTGGTGGGGGGCTGGACATCGTCGGCACCGCCAACTACCTGTCCGTGTCGCTCGCAAGCGGCGGAGGGCCAACCGGACCCGCAGGACCCGCAGGAGGACCGGCGGGTCCGACCGGACCCACTGGTCCAGCGGGACCACCAGCGACAGTCCTCGCTGCGCGGGCGTACCGCCAGGCAGCGTTCACCACAACCGCAAGCTGGACCAAGGTGCCACTCGACACCGCCAGTTTCGATGTCCAGGGCAACATGCTCAACCTCGTGAACGGCCGGATCGTCTGTCCGGTGGCAGGCATCTACGCGGTGGACGCGAACCTTCTCGTCCCAACCAGCGCCACCGGGACGTACACCAACATCGCTGTCGGGATCAACAAGAACGGCAGCCAGATCGCGCAGAACTACTCCACGCCTGCGATTGCGAACTTCGGGTCAGCGACCATCTCCGACAAGGTTCAGTGCAACGCTGGGGACTACCTCGAACTGTTCGTAATCGACTCGCAGGGCGGCGCGCTGTGGCAAGGCTCGCCAGCGAACTACCTGTCCGTCGCGCTGATCTCGGCAGGACAAGGGCCGACTGGACCAACTGGACCCGCAGGAGGCGCGACCGGCCCAACGGGACCGCCGGGTCCGACGGGTCCGCCAGCGACCGTCACAGTCACGGCGGCGCGCGCATACCGGAACGCGGCGTTCACGCTTCCTGCTGGAGCGTGGACGAAGATTCCGCTGGACACTGCCAACTACGACGTGGCCAACAACATGCTGAACCTTGTCAACGGTCGATTGGTGTGTCCGACGACAGGGCTCTACGACGTTGCTGCAATGGCCCAGCTAAACATGCCGGGGACCGCCACGCAAGTAACTATGGGCGCTGCGATCTACAAGAACGGTGGCGTGGTTACGGAGTCGGCGTCCATCGTCACGATGTCGGGCTACGCAACTGCTGTTGTCTCCGACAAGATCCAGTGCAACGCAGGGGATTACCTCGAACTGTGGGCGTACAACCAACAAGGTCTGGGTGTCGGGGCCTATACGATGACCACGTTCCTCGCGGCGGCGCTGATCACAGCAGGCGCAGGACCGCCTGGCCCGCAGGGACCGCCTGGCCTGGGAGTTCAACCGGCGATGAAGCTGTCGCTCTCAAACTCCCTGTCGATAGCGCTGAACGTGCCGTGGATGATCCCGTTCGACACCCCCGGCTGGGCGCAGGGCGGGATGATCCGCTCGCCGAACGGTGGCTTCATCGTGCCGACCGCCGGGCTCTACCAGATCAACGCCAACGTGCTTTGGAACACGGACATTCCGGCCGGGCGCGTGGACTACATGCTCGTCAACTACACCCAGCAGGGGCTCGTTGGTGGCGACGTGTCGTCGGCGTTCGGCGGTGGTGGGATTCTCAACCATCCCTCGGGGGCGTACCAGACGAGCAGCTTCTCCGGGCTCTTGCAAGCCAACGCGGGCGACGTGCTTGGCGTGGTCCTGATGAACCGCGCCGGAGCCGGAACCATCTACGCCACCGGGAACTGGACGATGGCGACATGCGTCCGGGTGAGCAGCTAAAGGAGAACCGCATGATCTTCGCGCAACTCGATCTTGACCAGGACCCCGCTGTGGTTCTGATGCTCTGGGACTACGCGAACGATCAGCCGCCGCCGCACATGGTCGAGCCCGAGTACCTGGATGTGACCGACGTGAGCCCGCTGCCGCAGCCGGGGTTCACGTACGACGGCGAAACCTGGGAGCCGGGGGTGCCGCAACAGCGGGCGGGCAACCGCGACCACATCGAGAACGAGCTGCGCAAGGAGCATGCCGCCAACGAGGCGTTCCTCGCCTTGGAAGCGCCCACCAGTGACGAGCTGGCCGCGCAGGTGATTGCGCTGACGACGCAGTGCCAGGGGTTCATCCGCACCTCGTTGCAGGAGTACGACGAAACCGTCCCGCCGCCAACGCGAGTTCCCGGCGAGCGCGCTCTCGACTCCGTGAGCCCGAGCGAAGGCCCAGCCGCAGGCGGCACCGAGATCACGCTGCACGGCTCCGGGTTCACGAACATCGGCGGAGTGCGGTTCGAGGGTGTCGGGCAGACGGGCTGGGCATGGTCGTTCACGGTCGTAGACGATGAGACGATTACGTGCCCGACACCGCCGATGCCGGTCGGCACGGTGGACGTGATCGCGTTCGACGGCGATCCCGGTGACGCTGTCCTGGAGAACGGGTTCACATACACATGAGCCCCGTAATGAAATACTGGGACGAGAACGCCCAGGCGTACGTCGAACTGGGGCTACGCGGCGTTCAAGGTCCGCCCGGTCCCGCAGGCGACGCGATCCCAGCGGGGCACATCATGGCGTTCGGGGGCGTGTCTCCTGCGACCGGCTGGCTGATGTGCGACGGCTCGGCGGTGCTGCGCTCCGCGTACCCGGCGCTATTCGCCGCGATCTCCACCCGGTTCGGAGCGGGCGACGGCACGACCACGTTCAACCTGCCGAACCTTCAGGACCGAATACCGGTCGGGGCCAGCGGCACCAAGGCGGTCGGGTCTACGGGCGGCGAAGCGGCGCACACGACCACCATCACCGAGCTGCCCTCGCACAGCCACAACGGCGTGACGGCTGGCGGCACGACCGGCGGCGGCACATCCGGAGCCACCGACACCGACCACTACCACGCGGGGACGACCAACGCTGCTGACCGAAGCCTCGCGCACGACCACACGCTTGGCAACAACGCCTGGGCGACGCTGTTCGACCGGGTTGTCGGCGCTGGCAACTACGCGCAGCTCCAGACCGTCAGTGGCGGCGCTGCCTGGTGGAGCGGCGCGAACTGGACCAACGGGCAGTCCATCTCAATCGACCACCTTCACTCGTTCACCACCAACTGGCAGTCCCAGCAGTACGCCACCAACAACCACAGCCACCCAATTCCCGGCCTGTCGGTGCCGGGGCTTGGTATCGCTGCGCAGGGTGGTGGCGCGGCCCACAACAACATGCAGCCGTACGTCGCGATGAACTACGTGATCAAGTATTAGGAGGCCGAATGTCCAATCTCTACTACGTCGGGATGCAGCTCGTGGCCGACGACTCCGATGCGCTGCTTGAACGGCTGTCGGCGGTGGCCCTCGAAGATGGGGAAGGGATCACCTCAATCACCCAGCAGCCGGAGAGCATTGCGGTACCACCCCACCTGTCGCCCATCGTCCCGCCGCCGCCACCACCGACCGGACGGACCCTCACCTTGGTAAACCCAGGTGAAGGGCCGGTCGCTGGCGGCATCACAATCACGTTGCACGGCACCGGGCTCACGGGCATCGGCGGCGTGCGCTTCGAGCGCGGCACGCAGACCGGTTGGGCAGATGCGTTCGAGGTCATTGACGACCAGACGATGACTTGCACGACGCCGCAGATGTCAGCGGGACCAGTCGATGTGATTGCGTTCGACGGCGACCCTGGCGATGCGGTTCTGGCGAACGGGTTCACCTACATCGAGGAGGCATGAAATGACGACGTTCATGGTTGGGTTGCGGCTGGATGGCGACAGCAGCGAGGAAGTGCTCCAGCGCGTCCAGCAGTGGCGGCTCAGGCCACCCGAGGGCGTGGTGATGGTCAACCCGGTGCCAGATCCGGTAGAGGTGCCGTCGGAGCTACAGGCGGGGATGCCGGGGATGCTGCCGCCGGAGCCGATCCCAGGGCCAGTGAGCGAGAAGTGACGTGAGCGCCATCGAGCCCGACGCGCTGGACTACGACCTGCTGCCAGCCGACCCTGGGCTGATCAACCCCGATCTCGCGCTCGACGCGGCGCTCGCCCCGGTCGAGGACATCGAGACGGACGCTCCGTCGCCGTTCGGCCGGTCGTGGCGGTTCGACTTCCAGGCCGGGCAGTTCCTGCGTGACGGGACCATCCCAAAGGTCGTCTACGAGCTGGACACGCTGATCGTGTGGATCGAGAAGACGTTGCGGACCGCGCAGATGGCGCACCCGATCTACGCCGACGAGTACGGGGTGGACAACCCTGACGAGCTGATCGGCCAGACGCTCACCGGCGACGAGGACCTGTCCGCGTACGAGGAGTCGATCACAGCGGCGCTGACCTACCACGACCGGATCATCTCCGTCGAGGGATTCAGCTTCGACCAAGACCCGTTTGAGGAAACGCTCCAAGCATCGTTCACAGTGATGGTCGATGCCGCACCACCGTTGGAAGCCCAGCCGCTTGAGTTCTCGGGCGTGCCCGTAGGAGGCTGAATGACCGACCTCGCGGAGTTCACCGAACTGTTCTCAGAAACGCTCGCGAGGGTCCGCGCCCGGCTGGACGCCGACGCGAACGCCGGGTTGACGGACGACATGCCTGCGTGGATCGACATTCGCGAGGGCGGCTTCTACTGGGACGTGACGCAACCCCCGGCGATGGAGATGGCAAGGCTGTGGGACGCGATGACCGAAACGGCGGCGGCGGCGTTCCCGTCCACCGCGTGGGGCGACTACCTCGATGAGCACGGGCTGACGTTCAACCTGACCCGCGACCCGGCCGTCGCGGCGCTCGGGTCGCTGGTGTTTGTCGCGACCGCCGTGGTGCTGATCGCCGCCGGAACCCAGGCGTCATCGACCGCTTCGCAGACCGGCGACGTGATCACCTTCCAGACGCTTGAGTCCGGAACAACGTGCGCTCAGCTTCTCACCCCGTCGAACGTGGTCGCTACCGCTGCCGCCACGGGCGGCACGCTGACCGCCGCGACGCGCTACTACCACGTCACCGCACTGAACGAGTTCGGGGAGACGGTCGGGTCCCAAGACAAGGCTGCGGTCACCTCGTCCAACACGGGCCGGAACACGATCACGTGGAACCCGGTGGCTGGCGCGTCGTCCTACCAGGTGTACGTCACCCAGGTCCAAGCGACGCTCGGGTTCCTGGTCGGCTCGACCGTTGCGACGACGTTCATTGACGACGGCACGATCAACCCGTCAGACCCAGAGCCGACGCTGAACACCACGTCCGGGGTCACGCTCGCGTCCGGGGCGGTCACCGCCGGTACCGCCGGGAACGTCGCGGCCGGGGCTGTCACGGCGCTGAACACCGTGATCCCGCAGGTCTACTCCGTCAACAACCCCGACCCGTTCCAGGGCGGGCAGGAGGAGGAGTCAGACGACGACTTCCGCGACCGCATCCTCGGTCAGTACCAGGGCACGTCCGGCGGTGGCAACCAGGCTGACTACCGCCGCTGGTGTGTGGGGCAGGGCGTCGAGCGCGTGGCTGTCGTGCCCGTCTGGGATGGGCCAGGAACGGTGCTGGTGATCATCATGCAAACGGACGGATCGCCCGTCCTGGCGTCGCTCGTCACCACGATCCAGAGCTTCCTCGACCCAGTGGCGGGACAGGGCTCAGGCCAGGCTCCGATAGGAGCGACGGTGACGGTCACGACCTCGACGGTGCTGCCCATCGACATTACCTGCGAGGTGATCCCGAAGCCCGGCTACTCGCTTGATGGCACCGGAGCCACCATCGCGTACCGCACCGCGATCCTGACGGCGCTCAGCAACTACCTCGGGTCGCTGGACCCAGGCGACTCGGTGGTCTTCGAGCACATCCAGGCGTGCTTCTTCGTGCCGGGCGTGCAGGACATCTCGGGCACCGTCGTGAACGGCATCACCAGCGGCTCGATCCCACTGGCGAGCGGCACCCAACCCCAGGTCGCCCGACTCGGGACGATCAACTTCACCGAGCCGTAGGAGGAGCCGTGAGCTACCAGCCAGGCCGACCGCCGTACCTGACTCCGAACTATGGCTGGCAGGTGCCGGGCGGCACCGGATTGGCGGACTTCATCACCGCCACCGAAACGCTCGCGAATGCGATTGATGCGCAGGTCAAAACGCTTGAGAACATCCTTGACCCGCTGAACGCGCTGCAACCAGCCCTCGTCGCGGCGCTTCCGACCACCAACCTCGTGGATGGCATGGAGGTCTACCTCCAAACCTCAACGATGGCGACCAACGGAACCGCGTGGCATTTGCGCTACCGCGCGGCAGCGCCAGCCGCGACACGCTGGGAGTTCGTTGGTGGTGCGCCCATGCAGCAGACGGTCAACGGTGGTGCCGGTGGCGGCGGCACGTACGTCGGCCCGCTTGCCTCGGGACTGAACCCGGTGCCGGGCGGACCGAGCGTCGTTGTCCCACGCCCAGGCGACTACATCGTCGCCTTCGGCGCGACCGTCCAGTGCGACAGCAACGACACCGTGCACATCGGGATCGACGGTGGTGGGCTGGCCGCGACCGCCGCGCCGATGATCGAGGTCGCCGACAACGTGTCGCTGGACACCAGCTCGCTGTCCGTCCGCCGGAACGTCGCGACCGCGACCTCGACGCTCGCGATGTTCGCCGACACGGCCAGCAGCGACGTGTACGTCGGCGCTCGCTACCTCGCAGTCACCCCGATCAGGCTCGGCTGAGATGCCGAACACCTGGGACAGCCTCCGGGCGCTCGGGACCTGGGACTACATCGCCCAGCTATACGCCACCTGGGACGACCTCTACAACGACGTGCGGCAGCCCGCGCCGCCGCCAGGACCGATCCCAGGACCGCAGGCCGGGGTCACCCCAGACCTCGCCGGACTGAGCCTCGGCGGTGCGTACCAGGCGGGGCTCGCGGCGGGGTTTGAGAACTTCAAGGTGGTCGCCTACCGGCGGACGTGGATGCTCGATGAGGCGTACTGGTTCCGGGAGGTGTCCCCGGCGGTCGGGTATGTCGCGCAGGTCGTGTTGCCGGGCGACGGCCCGAGCAGTCCGAGAACCGCGTCGGACGGGTCGTTTTACACCACCGTGGCGACGGTCGGGGTGCCCGACCAGCTCCCCGACCCCGGCGCTACGGTCGCGACCAACGCGACCCTCTGCTTCGTCTTTCAGATAGCCGACGACCGGGCCCAGCCGAACGACATCGTGGACTCCGGCGTCGATCCCGTGACCGGGGTGATGGCGTGGTGGGAATACTCGTTTGCTGCCAGCGCCGTGCCCGGCACCTTGCAGGCCGACATGACGCTGTACAACGGTCCGCCGTTGACCCCGGTAGACGTGGCCGACGCCGAGTGGCCGCAGGTCGCGGTGGACCCGCTGCTGATCTTCACCGCTCCACCAGCGGTCGTCCCCGACGACCTGATCAGCGACGTGCCGCCGTTCGAGCAGGAGAGCTACGAGATCACCGCCGTGCTGCGCGTCGTCGCCGGAGAGCTGGGCCGGATCGCCGCAGCGCAGGGCGGGCTTGCGCAGCAGTGGTTTCCGCTGACCGCCGACGTGCTGCTCGGAACGTTCGAGGGGATGCTCGGGCTGCCGGTCGATCCTGATGTGCAACTGAGCGTCCGGCGCAACCTGGTGCTGGCGTACATGCGCCGTCTCCGGGTCGAAGGCTCCGGGCTTGACTGGATCGCGAGCATGAACTCGCTCGCGGGCACCGCGTGGGACTACGCCGAGCACGACCCCGCGAACCCGTCCTCCCCGGCGGCGTACACGCTCAACGTGAACATCCCCGAGGTACTCGCACGAGTCGGGTGGAACTTCGTGCGGGACATCACCCCGGCGCACATCGGCATCAACGAGGGCTACACCGGCGGCTGGCTCGTTGGCATCTCCGACATCGGCATCGACCTGTTGTGACCGAAAGGCTGTGAGAACGTGAGCAAACACCGACAGCTCCTCTACGGGCAGCCTGTGCCGCAGAGCTTCCTGGACGCGATGCAGGAGTTCATCTCGACGCTGACCTCGAACTTCGCGTTGACGATCCCGCAGGGCTCGATGAACCAGGTGCAGGTCGTGGCGGGCACAGACAACACCCAGGTGGGCATCGGGATCAACGGGCTGTGGCGCTACATCACGGCGACGATCACGACCGTCGTCAGCGGCGCGGCGGGCACCTACGACCTGTACGTCACGACGGGCAACAACTCGTTCCCGGTCAACCCGACCCCACCCCCACCCGAGCTTGACCAGACGAGCTACGGGTTCGCGCTGACCGCCGTCGCGACCGGGACGCAGCCGACCGGCGTCGCGCACTTCCGGATGGTGGGCCAGGCGCTCACCGACGGCACCCGAATCATCGCGCTGCGTCAGCTTGTCGGCGGGGCTGTGGACGGCCAACAGCTCCTGCAACCCGGCATGATCCAGACGACCGCCGCCATGACCGTTCCGCCCGGCTGGTTGCTGTGCAACGGGATCGCGGTGCCGCGCAACACCTTCTCCGCGTTGTACGCCGCGCTCGGCGGGCCGAACTCACCGTGGGGGCAAGGCGACGGGTCCACCACCTTCAACGTGCCGGATCTACGCGGCAAGGTGCAGGTCGGAGCCGGTGCGGGCCCTGGGCTTACGAACCGCGCGCTCGCAGCTCAAGCTGGCGTCGAGGCGGTCGCGCTCAACGACCTCCAGTCGGGCGTCAACCGCTACGGCTCGACGGGGTATGTGAGCAACGACCACTCCCACGCCGTTCCCGGCCAGTGGACGGGCGGGGAGAACCAGGGGCACGTCCACACGTTCTACGGTGGGCAACTGACGATCCCGGTCGCCGGGTCGTGGAGCTACAGCTCCGGTAATCCGGCCGGGCCCTGGACGGGGGTTTACGTCGCGTCAGGCGGCTACACGTACGTTGGCAGCACCGACGGTCCGAACGTGGACCACCAGCACTACGTCAACCAGGTCCAGTCCGGTGGCATCAGTGCCAACCACAACCACGCCTTCAACGCTCGCAACGCTGACCAGTCGCACGAGAACATGCCGCCGTTCGCAGCGGTCAACGTGATCATAAAAACCTGAGCAAGCTCCTGTTATGCTCTAAGCCGCCGCTGGGCAAGTCGAGTATCCCCTCTCCTCGGTCGGGATTGGTCAAGCTCGACACCCAGCTTCTGCGAAACGGCCTTCCTGGGTTCTCTCCGGGTGGGCCGTTTCCTCTTTTAGGGGTGCGCTCAGATCGCGCCGACGTGCGACGCGGTGATGATCGTGAACACCAGCACCGCGATCAGCATGGCGAACGAGAGCCACCAGAGTTCTTTGGAGGGCATACCCCTCCCACTACCCGCCGGATGGCGTTAGGGAGCCTCCCGCGAGCCCACAGGGGCGGTTCCGAACGCCTTGCGTGCCTTCTCTGCGCTCCCCGCGACTGCCCAGACCGTCACCGGGTCCTGCTCACCCTCAACCACCCGGCACGCCGCGTCGTCGGTAACGACCTCCAAGCGCGCTTTGGTGTCGCGGTCCTGGAGGTCGAGCGGGTCAAGACAGTGCGGCCAGCCCGCAGTGTCGTGCTCCAGGTGTAGGTCAAACGCCGCGAGCGAATGGAAGTGCCTGCCGCAAACTCGGCAGTGGTGAGTGCACGTGATTCGTGGTAGCGCTTTGGCCATCAGTCCGCCCTGAACGTACCGCACGCCCAGCAGCGCTTGCACGCCGAGCCGCCGAAGCTCCCGCGCGAGCCGGTCGCTGCCCAGTGATCGCCGCGACGGTGGCCGCACCGGCACATTGAGGTCCACTCCCGCTCCCCCGCGATGATGTCCTGGTCGTAGTCCGGGTGCGCAGTCAGGTGCTCGAACGGCGTCTCGACCTCGGGCGCAAGCTCTACATCAGCGTCCCAGGCAGGCCGACGGCGCTCAGGCACTGAGCGGCTGCTCCTCGACAACCTCACCCTCGATGGGGATGCTGCCGCCGTTCTTGAGCACGAAGTCCACCACCTGCTGAAGGATCTCGGTGCGCTTCATCTGGTCCACCCCGGCGAGCGTCAGGCGGATCTTCTGCGGCAGGAAACTCCCCGGCCGCACCCGGTTCGCTTCATCGAACGCGATCTGCAACCGCTTCGCGAGATCCTCGTCCGAACCCCAGTCGGGCTCCTGGCTGACGACATCCTGCTCCACGATCCCACCCAGGTCCGGGTCATACCGTGCGCCGACCTCGTCCTCGGGGATCAGCCCGGTGATTGAGAACGCCTTCCGCAACGCCATCGACTCGGCGACCTTCAGGATCATCGCGTCCGGGTACTGGGTCCACGACTTCACACCGCGCCGGTAGCTCGCGAACTTAGCCAGGAAGAACGTCGGACGACGGCCCTCGCGGAACACGCGGCACCACGCGCCGATGATGTCCTGCTTCATCCGCTTCTCAGCCTCCACCGCCGCGTACGTGTGCTCGAACCCGTCGGGAGTGCGGGCGATGATGTCCGAGGCGTAGATCACGTCCCCCTCCATCCCCCCGAACGCCTCGTAGCGGTTCGCGATCACCAGCAGCCCATCGCGGGCGATGATCGTCTTGAACGTCGGCGGTTCCCCGTCGCGGCCCGGCATCTTCGCCAGGTACACCTGACCGGCGAACGGGTCGAGCTTGTACCGGCCCACCAGTTCGAGGAACAGTAGAAACTCGCTGTCGCCCGCCCCACGTGCGACGGTGCGCT